AATCGGCCGTCCCGAATCCGAAGCTCAATGGCAAGAGAATCCAAGCTGCTCATCCCCAGTTCCCCTATCTCTCCGGGCACCCTTCCGCCCTGATGTCCGTCGCGCCGAGCCAGTCTAAATTGTCGATCATGTCCCGTTCCAACTGCTGACACTGCAACGCGGAATGGGCCTCGACCTCGAAGGTGACTTTCGACTTGACCCCACTCGTAAACGAGCCGGTGTACACGGCGGTGACGATGAGGAGGTAGGCGAGAACGGGAAGGCCGCTCATCGTGCCCTCCATCCGCTTCGCAGCGGGCGAAAGATATTGTTCAGGCTGTCCGGGACCAGCTTGCCATCGGCCGTAAGCTCGAAGCGCATCGCCGTCTTCTCTTGCCCGTTGGCCGTCAGTTCAAGGCTCGTCGTCGCGATCTTCTTCATGCTGGCCTTGCCGGGTGTGCCGGTATTGACGCTGACCTCGACATGCACGCGCTGCGGGACGATGGGGCAGCGGTAGCAGTGAATGTTGACGATGTACTCGCCCGGCGTGATGCCCCTCGTGTACCCGTTCTCGTAATTGAGCGGTGTGGCGTCGGGCCTGTCCCCCAGATCGTCCCGGAGCAGGTCGAACAGGACGCCGCTCTTGTTGGAGTAGCCTATCGGCTTGATCTCGCCGGGGCCGTAGAGCCATAGGTCGATGTCCGTGTCGCCTTCCGGCCAGGTTATGGCGACGATGAGGTTGCCGGGCGGGTCGGCTTCGGCGTTTTCTGCAGGCGGGTTTATATGCGGCAGAAGCCAGACAATCATTGCAATGAAGCCGAGCAAGACGAGGAATAGGAAGTCAATGAAGACCACCACGCCCCGCTGGTGGTTGCGCCGCATCAGTCGCGAACCTCATCGGGCGGGACCAACAAGCGATTGCACCAATACGTGTTCAACGCCGTCTGGAGCATCCGCATGTTGATGCTGTGCCAGAGCGCCAGGGACGCCCCGAGAAGTGTGGTTCCGATTGCCGTGGCCATCCCCGCCATGAGTGATGCAACCGCCGCCTGAGCCCCCGTGGCGGATGCTATGGAGCCACTGTCGATGCCGGACAGGGCGATGACGAAGCCGACAAGCGTTCCGATCAGGCCAAGGCGCACTAGATACTCGGCCACGTCGTCTAGCCATGCTATCTTGCCGAGGTCCTTATCGGCGTCGGGGATTGCCGCAGACTGCGGGCCGTTTTCCTCACTCCCGTTCATGTCGCACGAGGCAACGAGAATTTCTTTCGCTACCCATATCCAACCGATGACGAATAGCCCGGCGATGCCAAATGAGATGTACGATTGGTCGTTTGCGAATACGGGTTCGATCAGGCCGTGAAGGGCGAGCGCGGCGACAAGCGCAATGAGGCCGACATTCACGATGACGAATCGATAGATCAACAAACTACGCACTGTCTCTATCCCCCATGTGCGACCAGACCTGCCCACTCAGAACGCGACTTATGTGCGGTTGGCAAACACCGAACTGGTCGGCTATCCTGTACTGGGAAACGCCTCTCTTACTTAAAGCGAACACCTCCCTGACATCGGCGGCCGACAGCTTGGCATCGGCTCTGTCCTCGCCCCGTACGGACCGCCCCTTCCGCATCATATCAGCCATGTTTTCGTTATGCGTACCCGTAAAGAGATGGTCCGGATTTACGCACGCGGGCTGATCGCACTTGTGGCAAAGAAACAAACCGTCGCTGATCGCCGGGTAACCGCACAATTGCCACGCCACCCGATGTGCCAGTGCGATCCCGCTCCCGCGTGGTCCTAAATTGATTACGCCATATCCTCGCTGGTTGGTTGCGGCAGTCCATAGCCAACAACCGCCATCAGACGTCTTGATGACTTTCGGCCAGAACCGTTCAGCCAATGGTCGTGGGGCAGGTGGCATCAGCTATCCGTCCCCGGTATCGGCGGCTCAATGTCGGTCCAGTTCTGGCCGGCGGCGAGCACGCAACTGACCCCCTTCGGATCGGTGACAATGACGGTCCATGTGCCGCGCGCGTCTGAGACGAACAGTTCGGCAAGGGCCTTGGCGCTCACCAGCCCCATGCTCCGACGCTTCTCCTGGTATTGGCTCGCCAGCGTGGCGACTACCGTGGCGCGCTCCGCGCATGGCGCGCTTGGCCCCTGCGCCTGAGCCGCTTCAGATATGGCGAACACAGCCAGCACAAAAGCAAGATTGAGAAAGGTGGCCGTGGCGAAGACCCGGAGAATGCGTCGCATGGTGGCCCCCTTGACAACTTGCCAACTTTGTATCATACACCAGTTGCCAAAACAAGAGGCTTGGCAGCTTTTCAACAGGCGGTTATGGTCCCGCCCCATGAAGGAACCGCAATTGACGGCTCGCATTCAGCTTGTGGTCGCGCCCGAGACGCTGACCCGGATCGACAACTGGCGTCGTGATCAGGAGACGATCCCCAATCTTTCGGAAGCGGTCAGGCGCCTTCTTGAGCGTGGGCTAGAGGTTGAAGGCAAATGATCGCCGCCGCGAAAGAGCTGCCCACTGTTTCCTACGTTTATGTGATCGGAGCCAACGATGGTCCGCAGAAGGTGGGCTTCTCAACCAACCCTGCAATCCGGTGCCGCAGTTTTGGTGTGGGGCGCTACAAGGTCCACCACGCACATGAGGTCTACACCAGAGATGCGCGGGCTATCGAACGGTATGCCCACTGCCTGCTGTACGAACACCACTTCAGGGGTGAATGGTTCAACGTCTCGCCTTGGGATGCCCGCGTTGCCATCGTGGACGCCGTGCTGGCGATCCTTCGCGGCGAGAAAGCCCCTTTCGTGCCAATGCTGGCCAAGCGACGCGTCGGGGCAGGCAGGAACTCGCTTCTGGGCGTCCGGCTGGACGACGCCGAGCGCAAGGCGCTGGCAAGTGCCGCCGAGAAACGCGGGCTGGGCGTTTCGCCGCTCGTCCGCATGGTCCTGCTGGCCTGGCTCCGGGCGGAAGGCTTCCTGGAGGACTAACCCTCCGGCCCGTTCACCGGAACAGGCTCGGCAGCATACTCGCCGCCAGCCCGCCCACCGTGGCCGAAACCCCGACGATGAACAGCAGCGCCTTTTTCCCGCCCCGCACCGTCAGCAATGCATCCCTGATCTCGCGGACATCGCAGCGCATCCCCTTCATGTCCTTTTCCATCGCAGTCATGCGGGCGTCCAGCGCGCCGAGTTCGCGTTCGGTCATGGGGTTGTCCACTTCATGGAGATGGAGTCCAGAGCTGGTTATAGGCATGGCCGAGCCCGTCGGAGCGCGGTCACCTGCGAATGCAGGCGCTATCGGCGTCCGGCCCGTTCGGCCTAGTTCTGCCCGATGACGTAGAGCGTCCCGGCGGACCAAGACTGCCCGCTCGTAAGCACTACCTTCAGTCTGTCGTACGCCTTGGCATTTATCGACTGTCCTGACATTGTAGCGCAACCAGCACTATACTGTTCATCCCCGCGATGTAGGCTTGGGGCGGCGATGTTGAAATTGAATATACTAGCTGTCCAGAACACCGCACTAGTGTCGAGATTGGCCCCCCCAAAAAAGCCATCCCCAGTTGAAATCGTATCCTGCGCTGCGTTGATAAGAGCGCGCCGATACAGGTTGGTGATGTCGTAACCACCGCTGTCCCCTAGCTGAATAAGCTCTGCACTCGCGCCGGACCTCGACGCATTGACCATGACGAGGTGAATGGTCGAATAGCCGCCGAGGTCGGTGGTCTCGATCTCGGTCGGTGAGCCGGAAGAGAGGTCGTGCGTCGCGATCAGCGTCGCGCCGCTACCGCCGCCGGCCAGCGTCACGGTAGCCGTGCCGTCGCTGTCCTGGGCTACGTCGAAATCGGCCGCGTCGAAATTAAGATTGCTGACCGGAGCACCAAGCGCGACGCCACCTTCCTCGACTATGATGTTGGAGCCGGCGCCGGTCGGTCCCTGCGCTCCTGTATCGCCCGTTGTACCCTTGGTGCTGGCGATCAGCGTCCAGCCATCGCTGCCGAGGTGCTGGTATATGTCGCCTTCGCCGGTTCCGTCAGACGTGCCTTGGTCAAAGTAGAAGTCATTTTCGAGACCGAGGCCGGGGTCGGGCTCGCCCGCGCCGGTGTACCATGTGGCTCCGTCAGTGCCGTTCGTCCCGTTTGTTCCGTTCGCCCCATCAGCACCATCCGCGCCGGCACCGATCATGAAGTGATAGTAATCACCGTCGCTATTGGCTTCCGCCGCGCTGAACGTCGCCTCGCTGGTGTGGTCCTGCAAGACGAGATAAACGCCGTCGCCGGTGACCACCACGACATCGTTCTCGAAATAGACCGTGGCGCCAGCCCATTCGCCGCGCCATGCGAATATCGCTGTCGGCAGCGTGAATGTGTATTGGGTGCCGTCGTCCAGAATGATCCTGATCTGCGACTGGCTCGGCTGCGTGACGTTGGCGATGCCGTTGGCGTCGGGCGGATTGGTCTCGACCGTCGTGACCCGGCCGTCAAGATCGGAAATATTCCCGTCATGCTCGGCGACCGTCAAAGGCCCGCCTTTGACGCTGACATAGGTAATTGTCATGTGGGGTTATTCCTCAACTCGCTCACCGAGCAATACAATCCGCAGCGGGCAGTTAAACTCAGCGGAACCGAAAGTCCTGACGCGCGGGGTTGTGTGTATTCCTATAAGTCTGAATGCGCTTCCCGCCACATTTGCAATTATGGTCGGCAGCACGTCCACAGCCTGCGCCGCCCAGCTTGCTACGGATGACGTATCGCCACTCAATTCCGCAAGCATGGCCGACAGCGATTCGGTGGACTTGACGCAGATCGGCCCACCGCTATATGGCACAGCTAATGTTTCTGCCTGCGCTGTCGACGCAGCTGTAAACACATCACCATTCGGTGTCGGGATTGCCAGCGGATCGCCCGTGGAAGGTGTCCATCGCCCCAGATTGGACGAACCCGGCAGCCCAAGCGGCGTGAATATCTCCCATGCATCGAACGGATATGCTGCTGATTGAGCCGGTATGGTGTGAACTATGGTCTCTACACTCCACACATCGTTCCGCCTGGCATAAGAGAGGTCCAGATCACGCTGATAACTGATTTGCGTGGCGTAATCGTCTCCGTAAACCGCGGGCGGCGGGTCTTCCGTGCCGTCCTCGCACAGCGTCACGTCCACTCCTGTCACCGTGGGACGCAGGATGAACTCAAGCGCCACATGCGTCGGCGTCCGCGGCCACCCCACCTCGACAATCGCCTGCCACGGATCGAGAACAGCCGGGTTGCTCAAACTGCCAGGCATCAGGCACCAGCCGGGAAGTCGGCAAAGATCGGCCGGTTGTCCAGTTGCACCTCACTGCCATTAGGACGCCGATACCGCGCCTGCTTGATCCGCTTGGTAATGACGTACTGTTCCGAGTCCGCCGGGTTCTCCACCCGCACATCCTCAAGCTCCCACCACACGGCAAGGTATGTCTGGAGCGCCTCGTCCTCCGGCGGATTGTCAGGATTGCCACCGGGAAACGTGACCGTAACTCTCGACGTGGCCTCGAAGTGATCGAAGTCTGCCGGGCCGCCGATGCACAGAGACGCCTCGGTGTCTTCGCCCGGCGCGCGCCGCCGCTTGACCAGGCGCTCGACGAGCCGCTGGGTGCGGTCGGCGTAAAAGTCCACCAGGATGTCAGACGCAATAGTCATGCCGAACTCGCCGCTTCGGTGTCATAGGTCTTGGGCACCATCAACTGAGACACCGTGACAGGAACAGCAGTCTCAAACGGTCCCGTATTGAGCGGCACCAGATTGATGCAGAACTCGGTATAGATCGTGTTCAGCGCAGCTTCGACGTGCTTCTTGTCGTTGTAGAAGGCCACATCCAGAATAGCCTCCTGCTCGTTCTGTCCGCCGTTCACCGTGATCAGGTTCCCGTCGCTGTCGGGGATCAGCACATGGGCTGGCGTCATGCCGAAAAAATTCACCCCGTCGTCATTCGGCTCGACGGTGAAATCGTCATAGGTGACGGAGCCGGGAATCGGCATGATCGTCGCCCCGCTATACGTCTGGATACCGGGCTCGAACACGCCCTCTTCGGCATAGTCCGGCGTACCCGCGACAGCAGACACAGTGTTGCCCTGTCCTATCGTGCAACCCAGCTTAACCGTGGCTCCGAATTGTCCGCTATTGGTGTCGCCGTAGAGTTCATAGGCGATGATCTTGCCGGTGGCCTCGCCGCCTGGAATACGCTCGTCGGACACGGTTGCATTCTTGCGCAGGCTGAAATCGATCCCGGTGAGCAGATCGGTTTCCGCCGTGACCTCGACAGCCCTGGCGCGAAGCAATATGTCCCGACGCGCCCGTGCGATCAGCCATTGCAGTGATTCCTTGCCGCGATTGGTGGTGAAATAGGAACGCCGCCTGAGATCGCCCAAAGGCGTCACGCCGTCCGGATTGTCACTGTCCGCCGGTTCGACAGGCTCTCCGACATGAGCCGAGGCGAATACGAGCGTTTCGGGCGGCTGTTCATCGGCCTCGGTATCTATCGCCTGCACATCCGCTGTGAGCGTGAATGTCACGATCTCTGTGAAGGTTCGCTCAGCGGCGTAGGTGATGTTGAGCACCGGCCAGAAGCGCCACAACGGGAATTGCACTTCGGGCCGGTCGTAGAGAATCTGTGTCCCGCTGTTGGTGATGATCGACGGATACATCGTAATGAGGCTAAAGAAAGCTTCCGCGATCCCGTCACCGTCGGCCCGCGTCAGGCTGCTTTCGCCCACCGCCCATCCAGCCCCGATGCGCCGACCATCTTCCGGCCACAACCGCTCCAGGGCTTCGCCGGTGTAGGAGCTGATCTTGTAGTTAGCGCTGGTGCCGGCGTCCTTGAAGGCATCGATGAGCGTCTGGGTCAGGTCCACCGATCCGACTGCCCGCTGTTGCCACCCAACCTCGCCGGTGACATTAATCTCGCGGATCGGCGGCTGGCCGGGCTCGATGTTCACCCCATCGATGAACACGTCATCGCCGGTCAGATCGATTGTGCCGTCCTCGCCGGAGTTGAAATCGCTGATCGTCACGTCGTGAGTAACACGATCAATATGCCACGCCGCAGCGCGTGCATCGAGCGCGGCGTCCGGTTCGTCCCATCGTTCCTCGGCGATCCACACCCGATCCCAGTAGGGCGCGCCCTCCGCTTTCAGCGTAGTGGCAAGGGCAAGCTTCTGTGCGTCATAATCGGACGGGCGGGCGCGAAACGTAAACGTCACCTCTTCCTGGTGCATATTGTCGGGCACGGCACGAAGCCGGCCGAAGAACAGCGGCACAATGCCAGAGCCGGTATCCCACGAGAACCAGGCCCACTGTTCGCGGCCCGGCGCCAGTGGCCCGATGCGAGGATTGCGCATCGTCACTTCGAGCAGAGCAAAAGAACCCAATATGTCTTCAACATGACGAATGCGGAACGTTATGCCATCGATCTCGTCAACATCTGTGGCGTGGTCCAGTTCGACGAACGCGGTGCCGGCCGCCACCCATGCGAAGTAGAACGGGCCGGCCATCAGATTTCCTCACATTCAATCTCCCAGCCGATGGAGGCTTCCCACTCGGCATTGGTGACCGGGCAAGCCATGACCATCATCGAAAAGCTGGGGCGATAGTAGGTGTAGTCTCCTTCGGCCCGCGACGAGCCGGACACGACGGAATGTGCCGGCGATTCCGTCGCAGTGAGGTACGGAATTTCCGTGGCGCAGTTGACGGTGACGATGGAACCCTTGCGCAGGCCGTTTATCTTGGGCGCCCGCTGATCGGTGCAGGTGATGATCAGCCGAACCTTCTGCAACTGGCTCGGTGCCAGATTGCGCAGCGTGCCGTTCAGCGTGCGGCGTGGATAAAGCGCCGCCTCGATGTCATCGAATGTTTCGCTGAGTCCGCGCGCCGAATAGGGCGGAAGTCCACCGCCTGAGATGGTCAGAAGGGTATCGACTGCCATCTCTTACGCCCTGCTGCTCTGTTCACGGCGGACCACGCGCACCAGGGCGCGGGCTACGTCGTCGTCGGCCAAGACGGGGAAGTTGCGGCCCCCGAGATGAAGGTCGATGCGGGTTGCTGGGCCAGAACTGCCCGAGGTTGGAGCCACACCCGCCAGCGCAAGCCCGCCCTTGGCAAACGACTGGACGGGCGACAGAGACCGCATCGAGCGGTCGAAGCCGTCCACGATGCCCCCGACGTTGAAGCCCCGCAGCAGGTCGTCCAGCGGCACTCGCAGCGAATTGAGCGCCGCAAAGAATGCCGGCCCGAAGTGCTCGACGGCAGCGGCCCGGATGACGAACTCGCCGTGAGACAGGCGAGCCATGATGGAGTCGGACGTTCCGGTGCCAGCCCCGAACACCTGGCCGCCCTTACTGAAGCCGCCCCCGCCGCCGCCACCGCCCGAACTGGCCGCCGCCTTCGCGCTGGCAATTGCCGCCCGGAGCCGTGCAAGCTCAGCCGTCATGCGGGCGATGGCAGCCGTGACAGCCGATGTCAGCCCGGCAAGGTCCGAACGGATACGAGCGAAGGCCGCGGAGAATGCATCGGCGATGGCTTCCGCCGCCGTGGTGAACAGGCCCGGCAGGGACTGTGCGGTCTGTGCGGCTTGCGTCTCGATACCGGTGAATGACTGGGGAACTTCGGTAGCTGCGAACGCAAACGCCTCAAGATCGCCCTTCGCCGCCTGGATTGATGCCCGTGTCGCCTCCACTGCGGCCCCGACGGGCTCCAGGGCGCCGCTGGCGGCCGTTCCGGCTTCCGTGAGGGCAGGAGCCACTTTCGCGGCTTCCTCCACCAGGTGCCCCGCGCTGGTCGCTGCGGCGTCCGTTGCCGAGCTGGTGTCCCTGCCGGCCTGTACAGCAGCGTCTCTCGCCGCCAGCCACGCCTTGTCAACGGTGACAACCTTGGCCTGAATGCCGCCAAGCGCATCTTCTGTCCTCTTGCCACTCCGTTCGGCTTCGTCGCCGCTCTTCTTTGATTCCTCTTTCAGCTTTTCCGCTGCATCACGGGCCGCGTTGAACGGATCACTGACACTGCGGATGTGCGCTTCGGGGCCGGGGAACTTAGAGAGTTCCCTGCCGGCATCCCCAATGGCCTTGCCCGCCTCGCGGGCGCCCCGAGCGACTGTGCCGAAGGCATCCTTGCCGCTCTCGGCAAGTTCATCCAAGCGCTGCTCAAAATCGGCGATTCGCTGCGTCGCGTCGCGAACGGTCGTGATGTCTGGACCGCCGGTGACCTGTTCCTGCTCCTGGCCGAACTCGTTGATGATGTTGAAGCGCTCGATCTCGGCGCGCATGGCCTCGACGACAGCGCGGGTCGCCCTGATCTGCTCGTCGGCGTATTTGCGCGCCGCCTCCGTCGCGCCTTCGACACCGGATTTCGACTGAGCGATCAGGCTGTCAAGGTGAGCAACGGCGTCGGCGTGCGTCCGTGCCGCGCGGCCAGCCTCGGAATGGCGTGTCGCAAGCAGTGCGATGCCACCGACCACCGCCGTCATAACTACCAACAGCGCAGTGAACGGCGTTGCAACTGCGGCAGCTGTCAGCCCACCGACCAGGAACGCGGCGCGGATGGCTGCGAACATCTTCAAGAGCGCGCTGCCAGCCAGGAGAAGCTTGCCAATGCTCTGCAGCATTACGCCGAGTCCGAAGACGAACGGGCCGACAGCAGCGACGGCGGCAGCAATCGCCACGCCCCAGCGGATCGTTGTTTTTTCGCTCTCTGACAGCCCCTTGAGAAAGCCGGTGAGGGCTTCGGTCAGTTCAAGCACCACCGGCATCAACTCGCTGCCAATGGTTATCGCCAACTCATTGAGCACGGCCTGAAACACGCGGAACCGCTGCGCTGGTGTTTGCGCCCGGCGTGCAAATTCCTGCAATGCCCGCCCGGCAAAGTTGGCCTCGTCGCCGACCGTCTCCAAATTGCCTTCCAGAACCGCAAGGCCGGTTACGAGCGGGGCAAGAGACTGCGCCGCGCGCTTGTCGAACAGCCCCTGTATCAGCGCCAGCCGCACCGCCGGCGCCTGCTGGCGCAGCCGCTCGAAAATGTCGATAATGACGCCGATGCCTTCCGTCTGCAGACGATTTGCAACGTCGACGGCATCAAGCCCAAGCTGACCCAACGCCTCCCTGAAGCCGTCAGTGGCCGCCTCACCAGCCGACAAGTTGAGGAGCATATTGCGGATCGCCGTGCCGGCTGACTCCGAATCGACGCCCATGCCGATCAGCGATGCGCCAAGCGCGGCAATATCCAGTTCGCTCAAGTTCGCCTGTTTGCCCAGTGCGCCGATACGCTGGACCACCTGTATGATTTCAGCATCCGTCGCGCTATTGGTGTCAGCCAATACGGCGATGGCGTCGACCATCGACCCGACTTCCGCCGTCGTAAGCCCGAGAGCCGCCTGGATTTTAGCCAGAGATCGCCCGGTTTCTTCAAATGACAGGTTGAGGGCGATGGCGGCCGTAGCAACTAGCTCGGTAAAGTCAGCCAGCTCGGCGAACGGAATGCCCGCCTGCCCCGCAGCCGTTGCGATGTCCTGCAAGTCGCCGAGTGTTACGCCAAGGTCAATCGCCATGGCGCGCAGGGCACCGCCGAGCTGCGTCAACCCGCCCGGCGTCGGAATGTCGACAACCCGCGCAATGTCCGCCATCTTGGATTCGAAGTCGGTCGCAGCCTTGACCGCCAGCGTAAACCCGCCAACGATGGGTGCGGTGAGGGCAAGAGATAGCGTGCGCCCGGTGCGGCGAAGCTTCGCCCCGGTCTTTTCCAACTGCTTGCCGACCCGCTCCAGGTCCTTCTGCGCCTTCTGCAATGAAGCCGTGAAGCCGCCGAGTCCGGTCTTGTTCAGGGCATCGGCGGACTTCTTGAGTTCACGAAACGCGACCTCGCCGGCAAGACCGAGGGCTTTGAGTTCCTTGCGAATCTCGTCGCCGCCCTCAAGCGCGATGCGCTGGGCGATCGTGTTCGGTCGTCGGGCCATTAGAAAATCCCGTCAAGCCGTGGTATGGTGGGGGAAAGCAAAGGGAGGGCGTCGTGAACTCGTCAGGCTCAATTGCGGCGGTGTCGCTCGCAGCCGCAATCGCTCTCACCGGCACCACTTGGTGGTTCGTGCCGGTGTTCCCGTGGTGGGTATATTTGATATTTGCGCTGTTCGCTTACGCCGGCATTTGCGGGGCAGCAACACAGCAGGCCGCCAACGAGACGATCATCGACCGGGGCGACTGGCCCAACAAGGAACCGCCTAATCAGTGAGGAATGACACCATGACGCGAACAGGCCTAATTATTGCCGCAGTGCTCCTATCGAGCGCAGCCTTGGCACAGGAGCCTCACGTCACGCTCACCATTGGTCCGGTGCACCGCGACAATGTTCGCCAAGATCATTGGGTGGACACGCGACTTGTGAACCACAGCGGCCGTTACCTGCTGAGCGTTCGACATAAATGCCAGTGGTTGAGCGCCAACGGACGCGTGGTTAAAGAGATTGAAATTGGCCATGGCGACCTTCTTCCAGGGGCAGCGCAGACCGGCAGACCCGGCATCCATAGTGTCGAACGAATAACCAATCTTCGCTGTCAGTTGGCTCGGCCAGGGAAGCAAAACCGCAGCAAGCCGCCAACGCCAAAGGTAATTGAACGGACAACCGGCGGACAACTTCAAGGCCCGAATGTCCGCTCGGTGGACAATCCAGCGTGGTAGCACTCAATCAGTTTTCAAATGGCTTGCATAAAGCGCCGGAAGCTGAGCCGCCGCGCCGGCCACGATTTGCGTGATATTGAACTTCTTGCCGATGGTCACGGCGTCGATCCCGACGAACAGCGGCACGGCCCGGATGGTGCCGCGCTTGCCGCTGGTGCCGCGCCGCAACAGTGACAGCGACACCTTGCGCTGCGCCGCCCGCTTGTCTGTCATGCGGACGTTCGTGGCGAGCAATGGCGGCTTGCCGGCCCGATTGATCGTAAACAGGTCCTTGTTGGTGAGCAGTTCCATGCGGTGAGGCGTCATGCGGTGACGGCCATACTTCTGCGGCGTGCCCTTCAACGGAAGCCAAAGTTTCGGGTTACCCTTGATCGTGCCGCCTTCCTCGAAGATGCCGGCGTATCCGATCTTGTGGTAAACCCACGCAGCAGCGTTGGCACTCGCCTTGCTACCCTCCGGGTACACGTCGACCCGAAACGTGTTCTGCCAGCGTGGGCCAAATCCGGCCGCTGCAATGCTTGCCCTGCCCCCAGCCTTGACAATATCGGCGGCCGTTTTGATCGCCGCCGTCGCGGCTTCCTCAATCGTCGAATAGTTGGAGACGATGGCTTCCTCGAACACACCATCCTTGGTCGTGTAGAGAATGCGAAGGGTCATGTGTCCTTGCTCATTTCCTCGATGCGCTTCTTGACGGCCTTCCATTCGCCGCGTGCGCCCATCGCCATGATAGACAGCATCTCGCCTCGCTCCCGCTTGATGCGCTTCTGAGCGAAGTGGAGACGCCCCACGATCTCGCGCGGGGACATCTCCATCACTCGATCTTCGGAGTAGCCGGCGCCGATGAGAAAGTCCGCCGCTTCGACGATTTCGTACCCGAATCCGCGCTCGATGGATCGACGCCGCTGAGACCGCTTAGGAAGCGGGTCAGCGCCCCGACGAAAGGGACCGGGCCTCGCGGCATCGTAAGGCGCATGACGACGCCCATGAGATCGAGTTTTTCATCAAGCGCCAGGTTGTCTGCGATTTCCTCAGTCAGCGCGTCCACGCCAGATGCAATGACCGCATTGGCGAGGTCATCGGAAAGTCCGATGAGAGCGGCAACGTCCAGTTTCCGCGTCTCCATCATTCGCCGTAGTTCGGGGAAGCGAAAGACAAGTTGCGCGGCCTCGCCAAGCTTCAGCGCGCGCACTTCGATCTTGTCCCCTCGCAGGTCGAAGGTTTCGACCGGCTTGGCTATGTCGATGAGACCGAGGCCCATTAAGTGGCAACCTCCGTCTCGACCACGGTGCCGAACAGGCCAGACATCGCGCCGCTGTCGGCCTTGAGCACTTCGCCGGAAAGCTCGACCTGGTTCCACTCGTCGGAGATGAATCCATACTCGCCTTGCGGCTGGATGGACACCTTCGGCAAGGTCACGGTGAACTTGTTTCCGACGTCATTGGTGCCGACGATGCGGAACTGGCCGAGAATTTCCGAACGGTCGAACAGGTTGAACTCCTTGTCGCCGTCCGAGTTGGCCGTAACCGTATCGCCGTCGCCGCCGAACAGCAGGATCGACAAGTTCTCAGGGGTGATCTCTTCCATGGTGAGCGTCATCGTGCCGCCGATCTCGGTCGCCACTGACCGATCCTTGGTCCGGGTTCCGCTCATGGATGAGAAGTGATCGAGAAAAGTGATGTTCGGCGTGATGCCGCCGGCAGCACAGTTGCCGACATGGCGCTCGGTTAATCCAGTCGGCGTGAAATACACGTCTGCCTTGCCGATCTGGAGGTTAAGGACGTTTGGACTCGTGGCCATGATATGGGCTCCTTCGGAATGCCGGACGGGCCGGCAATGCTGGGATGCGACGCCATCGCGGCGCTGCGGTTGGCCTTGCCCAGGGGCCGATTAGGGCAGCGAAACGCGCCGCCGTGCGACGGCAGCCATTCGCATTCAGTGATGAGTTGAGGGGTTAGAGGTCGGCCGCTCTCAGCCGGTACGCGAAAGAAAACACGGCATCGGTCTGGGCAATGTAGTAACTGCCGTCCGTCAGAATGGTGACGTTGCAGCCCTCGTATCCCATCTCGCCGTCGACAGTGTATCCGGCCAGCGTACCGTCCTGCAGAATGGCCTTGATGATCTTGCCCAGCAGTGCCCGGCACGATGCGCCGATGGTTTCCGGTGGCCCGGCGATGGCGAGCACGATGGCCGGCGTCATCACGACGATGTGCGGTGCGCCTGGCCGCGCCCTTCCGGCGCCTCGGTCCTGAACCTCCTCGTCACCGTCGAACACGATGGCCGATGGCAAGTCGCTGGCCGAGTCAAGATTGAACAGGTTGCGCCCTGCCTTCTTGATGCCGACAATGCCGTCAAGGATGATCTCGACGCGGCCGAGGATTTGTTCGCGCGGATCGGCCATGTCACGCCTTCATCAGAATGAGCAGCAGTTCGCCGTTGGACTCGCCGGTCGGCGCCGGTCGCGGGCGACTTGATTCGATATGCCAGGTCACGCCGTTGATGGTGATCTCGCCGCCGTGCAGATCGGCACGCTCAAGGCTTGCCGCCGTCAGTTCCGACATGCGTACAATGGCGCCGGGGCGGATATCCTGATAGTCGTTACCGCCATCGTCCACCACCACGCCAGCCGTCTTGTCGAGCGCGGTGACGGGCACTGCCCCGCCGCCACCCGCAGGGAATAGCTCTGCCGCGACTCCGATCTCGTCATAGATCGCGCTGTAGTGATCGGCCCAGTCCATGGTCATGCCGCCGTCGGGTTGGCCGGGTTGGCTGTCAGCCGGAAATACCCTTCCGTGGCCACGCAATCTGCCCGGATGGTCCAGTACACGACTCCATCATCAGCCGGGGCGGTCTCAATCTCCGCCACCCATTCGCCGTCGCTGTTCTCCGTCATTGCGGTTTCACCCGTGGTAGTGACGCCAGCCACTTGATAGGAATAGTGCAGTACCGGGCTTTCCGGCGTAGTGGCGGCTCCATCCTTGTCGAGGAAGGTAGCGACAACTTCGATGCACTGGCCTCTGACATGCGAAGTGCTCATCTACTGCGCTCCAGTTGGCCATGTGACGACGTTGACGGTCGGCGCTCGCAATGACACCGCAACGGTCGGCGCTCGCAATGACATGCTGATCGATATGGCAGGAAGAGGTTGTGGCGATGCGTTCAGTAGCGCCACGTCGGCCCCGCTTATGGCGTATGACCCGGACTCGGCAACAAGCGTTATCTCGCCCGCAACCGTCAGCGTCGCGTCAGTGCCCGTGATGGCGTAACTGCCGGCGCCCGCTGCAAGTGAGCGGCCATGTTCCAGCGATGCTGCGGTCCCACTGATAGCGTATGAGCCGGCATCCGCCACCACGAGTCGACCATGTTCAAGCGCAGCCGCCGTGCCCGTAATCGCGTAGCTTCCGGCGCTGCCCGCAACCAGCCTCCCCCACTCAAGTGATCCGTCAACACCTGTGATGGTGTACGAACCTGGGGTTGCCGCAACCACCCACCCATGCCCCAGCGCAGCGGTCGCGCCAGATATGCTATACGAACCTGCATCGGCGGAAAGGACGTACCCGAACTCAAGAGCGGCGTCCGTGCCCGAGACGGCATAACTGCCGGCCTCTGCCGTCAGTGTCTTGTCCGCATTGATCGTAAGCGTAGCGTCGGTGCCGGATATCGCATAAGACCCGGCCTCAGCCAATACGGCCCGGCCGTATTCGAGAGCCGCGTCGTTGCCAGAGATGCTGTAGGCACCGGAATCCGCCGAGACGACGCGGCTGTGCTCCAGCGCAGCAGCGGTCCCGCTGATGACATAGGAACCGGCATCCGCCGTGACGACCCAGCCGTGGAACAGCGACGCATCCGTGCCGCTTATACTGTAGCTTCCCGCGTCGGCAACAAGCGTCTTGTCTGCTGCGATGGTGAGCGTGGCATCGGTGCCGCTTATCGCATACGAACCAGCATCGGCGGCGAGGGCGCGTCCCAATTCAAGGGATGCGTCAGCTCCCGTGATCGTATAACTGCCGGCGCCCGCTGCAAGTGAGCGGCCATGTTCCAGTGAGGCGCTAGTCCCGGAGACCGCATAGGAACCAGCCTCTGCCGACACGGCCCGGCCGTGCTCAAGGTCCGCTGCGGTCCCGGAGATGCTGTACGACCCGGCTTCCGCCGTCAGCATCCGCCCAAGCTCAAGCGACGCCGCCGTGCCCGAAATCGTATAGGCACCAGCCTCCGCTATGATCGCCCGGTCATAGACAAATGCGGCAGCGGTGCCCGAGATGCTGTACGAGCCCGCCCCGCCGGCAATCATCAAGGCCTTTGACAGGACCGCAGCCGTGCCCGTTACGGCATAGGAACCGGCTTCGGCTTCCACCATGCGGATCGCTTCGAGCGAAGCATCCGTGCCGGAGACACTGTACGACCCGGCCTCTGCGGCGACAATCGTCCCCTTCGACAGCGTGGCCGCCGTGCCGGTGATGGCGTAGCTGCCCGCAGCCGCATCGATGCTCCGGCTCATCTCCAGCGAGGCGGCGGTCCCCGAGACCGCGTATGAGCCTGCATCGGCCACTAGCACCGGGTCTGAAGCGACCTCGAACGGGGTGTCGATCAGTTCGCTCGGGGTGAAGCCGAACTCCTGGGCGTTCATCGAGCTATTGTCGAAGCGCAAAGTAATCGTCAACTTGTCGCCTGCGGCAGGCGTCGTTCCAGGTAGCGTGTCCTCTATGGATTTTACGCCGATAGTAGCCAGCGAAATACCGAGGCCGGTAACATCGTTGATTAAATTCTCTTGCGCTTCGCAGGCGGAATTTACGCGGTTGACCAGAATGCCATCCAGCGTTAAAAACATATTCGCGGTGGTGACATTCAATCGTACTATGAGGGTCCCGGCATTCCACGTCGTGCCGTCTGCTACGATGCAGGTGAATTTGACAGCTAAGTCATTGGACGCATCCCCCGGAATACTTACACTTTGCTCTGACGAGCCGGGCGTTTCATCGACTGCGGCTCGCCTTATTGGGTCCGAGCCAGTACAAGCATCCGTCGTGCTATCGGTCTGCTGGAAGTTGATCGCCATTAGGCATCACCCCAATAGGCCGCAGCCGACATCTCCCGGTTCACCCGCGCAATCTCGCGCTCCCCGACCAGCTTGCCGCGCTTCGGGATGGCGTTCGGATACCGCGCCATGAGTTCAGCCAGATCGTCCCGATAGCCGTCGATGCTGGTGTCCGGCGCGTCGAGCAGGAAGTACCATTCGCTGCCCGAAACGAAGCGCCCCAGCCGCACCGGCGCCATCTTGTTGAACCAAAGCCGGAACGCCAGCGCGCCGTCGTCCGGCAGCACGCGCCACCACTCGACGAGATCGGCCGTGGTGGGGAAATCGGCCTGCCAGGTCCGGTCGCCCGCATACCAGGCCTTGCAGGCGATGATGCGCATTTACCGGACTTCCCAGAATGGCCTGGTGTCGCCCCCGCCGACGCAAAACCGCCGGTGCTTGCGCCCACAAACGCAGTGAAAAATATAGATATCCGGCACGCCGCGACGCTTCTGTACGGCGTCGGAAAACCACGCCTCGATCTCGTGCTCCTGCGGGTTGCGACAGCACGAGTTGATCTTCTGGTTGTGCTCCAGCGTCTCCAGGTAATGCACCGGGATGGGAGCCGGGCATTTCTTGACCTTGATCCGCTTGCAGGCGACGAACTGAGCCATTAGCCGGCGGCCTTCTTGCCGACGATGAACTCCCCGTCACGGCCTACCGGCTCGGCATCCTGATAGGCGCAAGCGAATAGCGCCTTGACGTAGGACTCCTGAGTGACGACCGGATCGCCGAACTCGTCCGGCGTCACCTTGACCTTGACGCGCACGTCGCCCTTGGCGTCCGGCATGTCGTCGAGAGCCGGCCACCTGGCGAAGGCGGCACTGACGCGATCCGTCATCGCGTCGCGGACATCACGGGAGTGCATGGTATCCTCTTATCGCAGGGGGCGTTGCGAGTGTGCGTTCGGCGGACCAGCCGCGATTGAGGCGAACCCGCAGCAGCCTATGTGGCAGACCAAGATGCGTGGCCCAATCAGCTACGATGCGCCGCTCGCCATTATATTCCAGATAGCGATTGTTCCGCTTGTTGCGGCTCTGCTCAGCCCGCGTAGCCCACCGGCAATTCGCCTTGCTGTACGGGCCATCGTTATCAGCACGCTCCAGCGTTCCACCGTCAGGCGGATCGCCCATATCGGCATAGAAGACTTGGAAATCGGCCCACGCCGGATCGACAGTAATTCCGCGACCGCCATAGTCTGTATAGCTCCGGTTTTTCGGATTGGAGCATCTAGCTCTCATACTGACCCAGACATAGTGCGCCCGCCATTGCGGATTATTCTTGTCCCGCTTGGCTATTACTGTACATCCGTGCTTGTAGTTCATGCTTTAACTTGCCGTATGTAGGTTAGCTCCGAAATCAACCGTGAACGTTTCTTGATCGCCCACCGTGAAGGCTGAGCCGTAGTCATAGTCGCTCATCAGGATGTCCGTGGTGCTGGTGTCGTCATGGATCGCCACGTAGCGTCCCTCATCCCAATCTGCGGCCGTGGCGGTCCACACCACGTCGACCGCCGTCATCGTCACCGTGCCGCCGGAGCGTGTCGCGTCGTTCTGGATGTCCTCGCCGCCCGCCGTGTAGCCAGTGCCGGTGATCTGGGTCAGGTCGGCCAGTTCGTCATCGGTCCCCACGACCGGGGCATCCGAATGGATCGCCGCCTTGAACACCTCATCGGTGCCGAAGTTGTCGACTTCCGCATTCCACTGGGCTTCGATCCAGTGCTCGAATTTCACGTAAGTAGCCATTTAAAATCTCCTCAGTTGATAGGTACGATCTCGACGCTCGCCGCACAGCCGTCTGGGCCACGCACAAGATAGATGGTTGGCAAGGAATGCCATTCCGTTTCTCCACTTAAGTGGTCCCCGTCACCGGGGCCGATGATGCTCACGCCGCCCGTTCCCATGTCGTGCCGGGGTCAATCGCGCCACGCACCGCGCCAGCGTCGAATGCCAGCCCGCAATGCGCGGCAACTGGCCGAAACGCTTCCGCGTCGGCGATGAACGCTGCCGGCCAGACCTCGACCAGATCGAGTCCCGCCGCCTTCATCGCTTCGAAGCGTCGCTCATGCTCAGCGACCCAGCCCAGCCAGCCGTCACGGTTATCGTAAGCCTTCATGAAATTCGTATGCAGGCACGACTTGACGATGCGCTCGGGATCGCGTCGGACAACTACCCATTTCGCCTCGGGGAAAGCTTTGGCCCATACCGGCCAGATCAGCGTGAGTTTCGCGTCCTTGTAAGCCCATGGGCGAGGAGCGCCGTTCAGTCTCTCCAGCACCGCACGGCGCAATGACGGATCAGGCTCAAGCCTGTCGGTGTCCGGCAGCGGCTTCTGCCCGCGCGGATCGGCGCCGCTGCGCCGCAGATACGGCTTGAGCAGGGTCTGCCGAATATCGATGTTCTCGTAGAGCCGGTTGACGGACTGGTTTGCGCCGAGCCAGCAGCCATGTGCCTGCAATATCCGCGTCGTCAGCGACGTACCGGATCGCGCGCATCCCGTGACGAGTATCATGCAGCCATCCAATTCACATCGCGGGGACGAGGCTTTCCGTGAAAACAGACGGCACGGGCATTCTCCGCCCCGCTAGCGGGTCTTACGTTCAATTTGTATGAAACCACCTGCCCTGGGGCTATCACGTCCCAGCGGGCCGCTCTGTGGCCTACAATCGGGTCTATGAAGTTCTGGTCGCCACGATATTGTTTCATGTGGAACACTGGCGCCTTGATCCAGCTTGTCCAGATTTCCGCCCGGTCGGCTTCGGTGAGGTACATCAGGCCGGTTCCGGCCACCGGCCGTTGCCCAGTGCCCAGCTTTTTCCGACTGTCATAGAACCCGTTGAGCATGGTGAGACGGCCTACCGAGGCAATATCGGTCAGGTCGCCGTTTATGACGGTATCGAGATCGAAGTAGAGCACGCCGCCGGCCAGTCCTGGCGCGAACAGTTCCATCTTGGCCCACCACCCCGGCCAGTCGTGCCGCAGCTGTATCCTTTCGCACGGCACCGGCACGTCGGACAGGCAGATGAAGCGATGCTCGATAGGCAGGTGCTCGGCAACACCGGCGCAAAGCCGCTCGACATATTCCGCGTCGAAGTCGCCGCCTGAACGAAGGACGCAAGCCACGGTCAGCATCGACGCCCCTCAGAAGAAGCCGTGTCGCGTCACAAGTTCCGCAACGTCAACATCACGCATCACGTCGCCGAGCACTCGGCGCTCCGTCGACAGCGCTTCCAGCGCACGTGCAAGAACAGTTTCTTCGCGATCACGCGGCAGCACCACGACGCCATCGCAATCAGCAAAAACGAGCGAAGACGGATCGACAGGTATGCCACCGATATTTACCGGCTCATTGGCCGTCGCAACCACGGCTCGGCCCTTGACATCGCGGCATGTCGTGGATCGTGCCCAGACCGGAAATCCGATCCGGCTTGTGGCCTCGAAATCGCGCGTGGCCCCGTCGATCACAGCCGCCTGCGCACCGGAACGAACGGCGAGCGATGCGTTTAGCTCCCCGAAGTATGCCAGATCATTCAGCCCCTTGACGACAATGACATCATCCCCAGCCAAGAGGTCGTAGGAGCCCAGCGCATCATAGATACCAGCAGGATCATCCCCTGGCTCCGCTGGTCGCAAGTCCAGTGTGCGCGCCCGACCAAATACCTTGCGCCCAGGCACATTACAGGCAAACGCACCGGGTAAAACCGCTTCAATCCCGATATCGCGGCAGACATCCGACAACAGAGACGATGACAGAAATACCGCAAGAAACCGCAGCCGCCGCGTTTCACGCGCCAGGGTTCCAGCAGCCACCGTCTCGGCAAGAGCGAAGTCGGCCGGCGTGTTCACATCGATCAGTTCAACCGGATCATCGACGTGTAGACGGATCGGCCGTTCGCCGATACGCTTCCGCGTCCGATGCGCTGTTTCACCCCGCACCGCATAGAAACTCATGGCTTCCGATTCTCGCCACGAGAGATCGGTACTATTCGGTATGGGGTCTCCGTATGCCGGTGCTCCGTCGATCCAGTCATACGCCTTGTCGCGCCGCAGCAGGACAACGCTGTCGTGATAGGGTCGGGTGCGCAATTCACTGACCGCCCGCGTGATGGTATCCAGACTCAGGAACGGGGCCGTACAGAGGGCCTGCACATAGATATTCGCATCGACCTGGCGCACTTCGTTGAAGAACAGCGCATGACCGTCCGTGTCATTCGTAGCAAGCCCCGGATCGCGCCTCAGAGGCCGTGCCCCAAGCCGCTCCCCGATGCGCAGGATATTGTCGTCTTCAGAGTCGATATAGACTTCATCGAATACGGGACAGGCCAGCAATTTGCGCAGCATGAAGCAGAAGAACGGTTCGCCATTGAAGGCCCGCATGTTCTTGTTGGCAACGCGGTCGCTGAACCCCTTGGCCGGCAGAAACGCCACGATCCGCTCAGGCATAAAACGTGTCCGCCACAACCTTTGGGAAGCATGTGATGGCGCTGTCGGGGCTGGCGTTCATGATCTCGATCCCATTGCGCTCATACCAAACTGCAACTTTCGTGAGCGCGGCGAGCACGTCGCTTAGGCCCGTCCTGGCCTGTGCCTTGTCGGGATAGAAATGCCGATTGTCCATGTCCATGTCGAAGCCCAACAGGACGATGCGCCTGTGTCCGAGTTGCATGGCGAGATTTATCGCCGCTAGCCCACCGTTGCCGACGCTAGCAGGTGCCGAGATAGCCCCTGGTTCCGTGGCTGGAATGTCGTCAATTTGCCGGCGCCAGATGGTTACGTCCGGCCATGTCTCGGTCATGTGGTGAGGGAACAGGCAAATATGCTTGCCACCCGGAAAAGTAATTATGCCGCTCCGCTCCGTTTTCATGAACGGACGATCCAGCGAGAACAACATATCACACCGCGCGGCCAAGGCGGCTCCGTTCACGCCGATAATCGGTCGTCCGGCCCGGCGTATCCTGTTCAGATCGATGTCATTGACGGACGCGCCACCACCGAGGATGAACCCGGTCATGCGAGGCCGCGCTTGATATGCCGCCACGCACTGCCGTCCGCCAGCTCTTCGTGTGTCCACTGGCTATAGGCGAGCGACGCCGCCCATGCTTTGCGATTCGGCATCGGCAAATCGGCGAGCTGACCGAGAGAATGACCGGCCATGCCCCACACCATTGAGCCGCAGTCCATGGCGATAGTCGGAACCCCGGCAATGATCGCGTCCACCCCGGTATTGGAGTTGAACGTCACCACCGCTTTGGCGATGCGCAGGTCCTGTTTTATGAAACCGTTGGTGCTGATCCTGCCATCGACATGAAAGGCCCCGCCCTTGCGCACCGCCACGGGATGCGGACGGAACAGCACCTCAAAACCTAGCCGCCTCACTTCCGCAACCGTCTCCCGGCACCAGGCAATGTGGTCGTGGTGCTGGACACTCGCATCCCATGGCACCTGCCCCGCCACCAGTATCGGGCCGCTACGCCGTTTCCAGTTCTTCAGACTAATACCCAATGATCTCCAGCGATCATCTGGAACGCCGACGTTGCAAAAGTCGGCACGTCCGTTGATCCCGTCCCAGCCCAACGCGAGATACTTGCTGCGCCGGACATAGCCGCGCTCGCACACCAGCACCCGACCGCCATAATCGAGCGTCTTCTGGATCACCTCGCCCTTGGGCCATGTGTTCTGATCAGCAGGCTTGTAGGTGCCGAAAATCACCGCAACGTCACAGGGCTCCCATTCAGTCGCGGGCCGCTTAACCGCGCCTGGGATGCCTTCGACTAGGGCATCGAGCGCCTTGAAGGGGCGATTTTCGTAGACTACGACATTCACCACCGGACACTTCCAAGGCGACCATCGATTGCTTGGTGAACCGGCCATGGAAAAAACCGGGCCAGCCGCTCGATATCGCCTTTGTCGTAGGCCAGATCATCCGGCAAGACCGCCGGCAAGTTCCGAACTAATACCGAGATGTTGTAGCCGTAGACACCAACGCGGGCCTTCGCGCAATCGAATCCGGCAAGGATCAAATTGTAGACCAGCGTGCCCTCGGTAAAAAGGTTGATGTGTCCGCCAACAAGCCGTGGCCGGTACGGCGGGACCGTGATGCCGAGCACGCCCTTCGGCTCCAGATCGCGGCGGACCTTGGCGAGGAATGCCCCGATGTTCGGGCAATGCTCCAGAACATGAGAGCACCAGATGCCGTCGTATCGCCCCCAGTCGAGCAGCATGTAATCGCCGCGCACGTCGGGCTCATGGGCGATATCGAGCGTCGTCACTTCGAGGCCAGACTGGCGCATGACGGCCGCGTGTTCGCCCCGGCCGGCCCCGATGTCGAGCACCGTGGTGGGCGCTTCCGCGATGAACCGCTGCAGGGCTTGGTCGGCTTTCACGTTAGCACCTCGTCCAGCGTGGCGAAGCGAAAGCCCCGGATGGCCGACGCGGGATTGAGGTTCACCACATCGACACCGCGCCGTGCCAGTTCCGGTGCTATGCTATTGAACGCCGCAGCCCATTTCGGATGATCAGCCCGTCCAAACCGACATTTCCATTCATAGCCGCCATGCCAGTGATTACCACCGTCAAGGTCGAAACCGATCAACACGATTCGTGTGGCTTCACGTGAAACAGCGAAATTAAGCGCTGCGAAACCAGAATTGTGTGCCGAGTAAATCAGGCCTGGATCATCGCTGACCAGCACGTCGCGGCTGCGATCCAGCACCTCGATAGGCCCGGCCGCTTCCGGCGGAACATAGCCTCCATCGATCGCCGCCACCTTGCGTCCGACAAAACGCGCCAACACGTCTGCCCGGCGCGTGATCCATATCCCGTCCGCTGAAAATACAATATCAGCCCAAGGTATCCTTCGCACAGCGTCGTTGATCGCCACCACGATCCCATGTCCGCGCAACTTGCCCAAATCGATACGGCTGGCGCTGTCGCCGCCGCCGATCAGGAATACCGTCGTGCCGGCAAATGTCATGTACCCTCGGCACCGCCGCAGTTGCGCCGCTCGATATCGTCCGGCGACAGCGGCTCGGGGTAATACAGCTCAAGCGCCTCCACTGGTTCATCAAGTGACCGGAACACATGAAACTCGCCCGGCTTGACGGTGCAGAGATCGCCTGGCTCCAGCGTAGTCACGTCCACCAGTTCGTAATCGTTCTTGTGGACCTCGATCACCAGCTTGCCGGAGATGACATAAAACAGGTTCGACTTATGCTTGTGGCGGTGCAACGAGCAGTGGTGATGCGGCTTGATAAAAACTCGGCTGAACTCGACGAAGATGTTGCAGAACAGCGGGAATGTTTCGCCCCAAATTTTCCCCGACTTATTCATGACTTCAACGCCTCTTCCAATGTCACAATCGGCCACAGATCGGCATAGGTCGACCCCGGCGAACAGTTCGCCACCGGCACGCCAAGCCGCTTCAGCGCAGCCGCCACGGCCATCAGTTCCTTGCGCCAGTCGTCGTATCTCGGCGGACGATGAGGCTTGTACGGATAGCGCTCCTTGTGCGCCCGCGCGGCCTCGTCATCGTTACGGCCGTCGGCCCCGATCAGCACCATGCTTTCAGTCCCGAGCAGCGCCGCCAGTTCCATAGCCCCGGCCAAGCTGGTCCGGTTGCAATGAATTTGACCCGAGTTGCCGGCAAAGTTCGGCTTCTTCGCCTTCTCCACCAGCAGCACATCTGGTAATGGCACACCGGGTGCGTTTGTGACGATGCGGCCAGCGAATGTTTCCAGCCCGGCGCGGTGTTTGACAAAGAAGTCCTTGTCCATGCCGAAGACGTACTGAGCCCACGGCACGTCCTCGAACGACCGATTGACCGCAACGACGTTGCGGCCCCGGAGCAGTTCGAGGCTTTGCGTCCGATACGACGGCCCGCCAGCGACGATAAAGGAGCGTTGCCCAGCCCACTCGCGCGGGACGGCCCAGTATTTCGGCACGCGAGAAGAGGCGGCCGAAACCGCCCCTCAACTGCGGATTAATGCCGCTTATGCCGTCGGCCGGGTCAGAAGCACCATGCCGGTCGCGGACGGGTTATCCGCTACCGCTACGGCGACGCCAATCAGTGTGTTGCCGCCCGCAGACGTGGTGCACTCGCTGCCGGTCCAGTAGACCTTGTCGCCTACCGCCCATGCCTGGGCGCTTGTCTTGGGCAGGGTCCAGACGCCACTGGTCTGGATCGTCAAGGCCGCTCCGGTCTCTGCATCGTGAACGCAAACACCGAACAAACTGCCGATCAGCAGCCCGTCGCCAGACGAAACGGCAGTATCGTCACTGCCGTCAGGAGCCGTCACCGTGATCCGGTCGCCGGCCTGAATGAAGTTCGTAGCCATTTCGCAATCTCCATGAGAGAGGGGGCAGCGCTCACACTGCCCCGTTGATTTCAGTCAGAGCCGGGATTACTCGCCAGCGTTTTTGTACAGCCCACGAAAGTCCAACGCCTTCACGCCGGCATCAATGCGGACCTTGAACTCGACACCGTCGACGTTCCAGCCGTCACGCTGTTCGAGCATCGGCTGATCGTTGCCGTTGAGGTATGCAACCTCGATGGTGTCGTGCTGCATCGGATCAGCGGCCAGATACCACGCCTTGGTCGAGTTGGCCGACAGGCGCCCATCGGAGATGACCGTCGCCAGGCCACGGACATGGTTCGGCGTCCGCTGCGTCTTGGCAGGATCGAACTCCGAGTTCATCAGCGTGGATGCAACCCCCTCCAACTCCACCGGCACCAGGAAGTAGCGCGGGCGGATGTTGAGGGCCACCGCATGACCATCCGGGTCCGTCTGGATAGCCATTGAGGCGCGACCCGCATCGAGCGTGGTCACGTTCGGCGCTGCGCCGCTGCCGGCCAAGTTGCTATGGTTGGCATGGAACAACGCGATGTTGTCCGCCATCGCGGCATTGTCCGTGAGCACGGCATACACCAGATTCCCGACCGTGCGGCGAGCCGCCCTGCCCATTCGCGCCGGAATGCGCGTGAAGGCATTCAGGTCGTCATTGACGACGGCCTGGCGGGTAATAGCAAACATCTTGCCGTAGGTGGCAAGCTGAATGCTCTCGCCTCGATCACCAATGGTCCCGTAGGTGTATTCCGCACCTTCTGGAACTTCTGCCAGACTCGGAAACAGGTTGAGGTCGACACGCTTCTCTGCCTTGAAATCGGTCAGAACACCGCGCGCCGTCCATGCATCGAAGGTCTCCTCGCCCTCCATGTACCCCTTCAACATCGCCTTGTTAGCAACGTTGGCGAGGATTTCCACGAAGTCGGACGTAGAATGCTGCCCGGCCGTCATGTATGGGCGGAACGCCTCGCCCGCCATCTCCAGCGGGGTGCGAAAGTTCATGGTGACATTGCGCCGCCGCAGATGCTCGCGTGCGAGGTTATCGAGCTTCATCGAAGTGAACTCGTTGACCTCACCGCCCTCCATGCCAGCACGAAACAGAAGGGCGCGGGTGGCCCCCTCCTTGAACCGATCCGCTCCATCGGCGCCCGGCGTAATGTGCGGGGCCGTCTCGCGGCTCTCGGCCGGCTCTCGGTCAAGCACCGAAGCGATGATCAAGTCCTTCGCCTTGTCGACGCTGTTGCCGGCCTTATCGATGACATCGTAAGTCTGGTCGAGAGTCATCTTGGCGGCACGGCACCGCGACATGATCTCACGCGTGACATCGCGAGGCTCTGCCACGGTCTCTGCCGCAGACGATGGCACCGGCTTCTCTGCCGCTGCCATCTTCGCTTCGGCCGCGTCGAGTCGCTTCAACACTGCCTGGTAGTTGACATCGAGCGCATTATCGCTGCCGTCTGTCTCTGTGGCCTTGATCTCCGCGGCCACCACGGGCGTTGCCTTGCTCATAATAGCAAGCTCCTTTGGTTGTGCGGACCTAGCCGCGGGTGAAACAGGCCGCTTGCGCTTAGTCTTGCGCTGCGCAGACTGCAGAATGTGGTCTGGTGTCTTCTGGTAGAGCGTATAATCGAACGCGGCATAGGCTGTTGCCTCGCCATCACTTTCCACTTCATCGGCAAAGCCAAGTTCCTCTGCCTCCTGGCCGTCAAGCCAGGTCTCCGCCAGCATCAGGTTGCGGATTTCCTCGGCTGACTTGTCACTCCGCTCGGCGTAGATCGACGCCGCGATATCGCCCATCTTGTCGAGCACGTTGGCAGTGCCCCTGTGGTCCTCCGCCGTGCCCAGCGTGAGCCCAGACGGGTCGTGGATCATCATCAGCGAACCAGGGCGCATGACGATCAGATCGCCAGCCATCGCCACGACACTCGCGGCCGAGGCCGCGATGCCGTCGACGTACATCGTGACCTCGCCGGGATGAGCTTTCAGTGCGTTGAAAATCGCGGTGCCTTCGCTGACGAGGCCACCACCAGAATTGAGTCGCACAGAGACATCGCCCCGACCCATCTCGTGCAGGGCCTCAATGACCTCGCGAGCCGTAAAGTGGTCTTCGTCAGACCAGCCGAAGTCACCGACATCGCCGTACAGGACGAGTTCATCGCCCACGATCAGTTTATGGGGCATGATCATGCCTCCTTTCAGTCTTGAAAATCAGGCACCTCAACGGGGTTGCCAGCGTTCGTCACCTTGCGTGGATCGGAATCGAAGATCAGCCCATTGTCATCAGCGCGGGCATTGTCCGCCGCGATCTCGGCATCGAGATCAGCCGGGTCAAATCCGCGATTGCGCTGTTCCTCGGAGCGCGACGTAAGCCCGCCCCGGATCGCCTTGATGGTGGCCGGCACCTCTTGAGCCGGGTTGATCATTTCACGGCGAGGCTCAGACCAGATGATCTCTGCCGGCCACCTTCTGCCAAGCTCGACGGCGGCAGCATCGAGGAACCATTGCCCAATACGGTCGCACAGTTGCGGCCTTAGCATGTGTCCGCGCCACGCATCGATTGATCGCTGAAACTCCAGCCACCCCATGCGGCCAGAGGAAAAATTCACGTTGGACAAGTCGCCGGTCAGCGACTCGTAACTGATGCCAAGTCCGACAGCGACTTCACGGTCGACGTTCATCATGTAGTCGCCATAGTCACCGACACCCGGCGGGTTGCCGAACGACACCTGCTCGCCATCGCGTAGGCGCTCGATCATACCAGGCTCGATAGTCTCCAATGGTACGTCGCGGTCATTGACCTTCGGTGTACCATCCGCGTTGGTCTCTTCGATAAACTCATCATTGCTATGAATGAACGCGGCAAAACATGCAGCAATCTTCTGCCTCATAAGGTAGGCATCAGCCACGTCGGCGCGATCACGCAGCCGCAGGATGATAGGTGCAAACCACGTTACGCCGCGAGCCTGACCGGGCCGGTCGGTCCTGAAGATGTGCGCAACGAACTCCGCCGGCACCGGATGGCTTGGAAAGAAGCCGGAAAGCAAACTGCCGGGATGTTCGTTGAACAAATGATAGGCGACAATCTTTCCGAACCGGGTGAACTCGACGCCCTGGATCGCCACGTTGCCATTGGGCAGCCGCCCGTTGACGGCCGCGTCAAGGTGGTCTGGCTCCATCACCTGAAGCTGAAACGGCAGCGGCAGCTTATCGGAGGCGCGGCGCGGCCTCATCCGGACCAGACATTCCCCGGCCTCGACCACCGTCCCCATCACAAGGGCCTCAAGCCCCGCCAGATTATGGCGGCCCAATACATCGCAGGCCGTGGTGTCGAAATGCGCTTTCAACAGCCGCTCAAGCTCGGCCTGCCCTTGTTCCACAGTGGACAGTGCCGATGGCAGGATGCCCTTGCCAACCACGTTATGGGCGATAACCTGTTTTGCCCGCGCCGCGTGCGGATTGTTGCGCACCATGTCGCGCGCAACGTCTCGCAACCGGGATCGACCCGCCAGGACTTCCGCATTTGCATCGGTCGATACGACGCGCCAACCCTGCGAACGCCGACTCGTCGTGGCGCCTTCGTATTGCATCCGGGCCGCAAGCACACCGTTCATGCGCGAGCGCGCCAGTTCACGCGCAAGGGCACGCCGGGGCACGACATAGCCCAGCACTCGCTCAAACAGATTGCTGGCCACGCTCACGCCCCGCTGCGAAACGTGGCGAGTGTCCGTCGGATGCCATTTCCATTAACCTCGGCCTCCATAATCGCCAAGGTTTCGCGCATCTCCTTCAGTGTCTGATTATTGACGGACGTGTCCCCGTGCCGGGTCGCCGCGACACCGCTGGCAATTTTGCGCCTGAGATCGTCGATATTTGCCTGGGTGAAAGCCATGATCCTACCTGTTCAGCCATGCGCCATGACGCTCTTTGCGTGGCGTTGCACCTAACCAGTTGCCCCGCAGCGAGCGCTCAGGCGGAGGGACCTCCTTGAGCCGCACAGGCGCGAACGCCGTCCGATGCAACCGCGCACCAAGGCTGGCCCGTGCCGCCAAGGCGTACACAGCGCAGTCCAGCGCCTCATTGCGCCGGCCGCCCGGCAAATCCCATATTCGTGTCAGCCGCCCCCGCCGCTTGCGGACCACGACCTGTTCGGCCGTCAACTGGTCGATGACATGCGGCTCGATACCGGCGGCGATATGAACGAAGCCCGGCCCGGTTTCCGTCAGCCTGAAGCGCCCGTAGAGCGCGTCCTTGGCGGTCTCGACGCCGATGTTGTGGAACCGGAACGCCTGCTTGGCTTTCTTCGATACGCTGGCCTTGGGCGTCCAGATCGGCTTAGGCCCCGGTACGCCGTGAATGGCGAACACCCGGCGCCCCCGCCGGGAATGACAGAACCGCAGTACCTGGTCGGTATGATGCCCGCCCATGTCGATGCACGCCGCCTGAATCCGCATCGACAAGCCGGACGCTGTATGCCTCATGGCGAGCAGCCATTCGTCCAGATCGTCCCAGACTTCCGTTGTTGCCGGATCGCCGTAGAGCACCTGGTGCTCCAGCAGCCAGCTTTCCTCCGCTTCACCAAAGCCCCACAGCGACGCCTCAAGCCGGTCGCCTTGCGTATCCACCCCGGCCGTGATCGCTGAAACCTCGTCGGGCACGTCTTCCGGCCCAAACGCCTCGACGCGGTTGAGCAGCGCCCCAGCGTCAATCTTCTCCGCGTCCTCTTCCCAGCACTCGCCGAGCGCCGTGTTTGTCCACACCTGCAGGCGGTGTGCATCGTCCTTTGAGTCCAGAAACTCTCTCACCGTCTCCGACAGTCTGCGCCATGGCGAATAGATTTCACTGATGTGGAACCCGGCGATTCCGGTGAACTCTTTGGCCGCTCTCCACTCGCCCTTGCGCACCGCCTGCCAGCGCTGGACATCATTCCAGATCGAGCCGCATTCCTCGCACGCATAGCCTGCCGTTTCCGGGCGATGGCGTTCCCGGTGCGTGCCTTCGTCCTTATCCCAAACGACTTGAGCCCAGCACAACGTCTGTTCGCGGCCGCAGTCCGGGCACGAAACCCAGAACTTGCGCTGATCGCTCTCGTCATACGCCGCCTCGATGCGCGACAGTCCCTTGATCTTCGGCGTACTTGTCAGCACGATCTTGCGGTTCCAGAACGTCGTGGCCCGCTTCACGGCCAGAGAAACCGGATCGCCCTCTGTCCCCGCACTTTCGTCGTAACGGTCGACCTCGTCGCAGAGCACGATGCGGATCGGACGTGACGCCAGAGAGGCGGGCGAGTTGGCGCCGGACAAGCTGATGTGCCCGCCAGTGAACGTCTTGTGCCGCACCGTATTGCCGCTGTCCCTGGACCGCGCATCGGCAATGCGCCCGCTCAACGTCGGCGTATCCCGCACCATCGGAGCCAAGCGGTCCTTGGAAAAGGTTTCCGCCATCTCTAGCGTCGGCTGCACCATCAACATCGGTGCCGGGTCTTGATCTACGTGAAACCCGATCACGTTCAGCAGCACCTCGGTCTTGCCGACCTGAGCCGATGACATCACCACGACGGTATGCACAAGAGGATCGCTGACCGCATCCATTATGCCGCGTTGGTATTCCGCGCGGCTCGTATCCCAGCGTCCCGGCTCAGCACTCGCCTCGGGGCTCAGTTGCCGTTCTCGATCAGCCCACTGGCTTACCGTAAGGTTCGGCGGCGGCGTGAAGGCCAGCCACCAGTCCTGGCACGCATCAAGCGTTGCCTTCCCCGTCGTCAGATACAGGTACCCCGGCAACGATGGTGCCCGCGAGTTCCGCGAGCGCTTCGTTGGTGGCATTGGATAACTTCTCCTGAACGGCCGGCAACGAACTCTCGCCCAGCACCAGCGGCGCCATCTTCGTCGGCAGCGACAAGAGCCGGGCGCGCACGCGGGCAAACGATGCCGTAACCGCCACATGAACATCGGCTCGCGGAAGCAACTCCTTGCGAGTCGCCGCATTGGTCAGCGCCGTCTTGTCCGCTAGTTCCTTGTCCTTGCGGGCACGCTCTTGGGCAGGCTCTAGATCGCCCGAGATGACACGCCCGGCCGCCACCTCGCGCTGATGCCGGATGTACTGCTCACGCACCGCGTCCATGCCATACGCAGCACGCGACTGACGGGTGATCACATCCTCGTCAAGCAGCTGCTTGAACCGCCGCTCGTCCATGAACAGGTGCTTGGCGCATTCGGCAATGGTCGCCATTCATTCATGCTGCTTATGGTTGGGGGCAAGTGATGAAGGCCCCTTATGACAGGCTGGCCCTAGAAATAGAACTTGCTGAAGTCGCCC